ACTGGCCCATAATTCCAATACCAGGTATATTCCAACAAACTGTATTATTGACACCCTATCACAATTCAAAGAGGGGCAAGTTATCAATCATCCGGAAGCCGCTTCAATGAACATGAAACTTCGGAATCTACTTAACCATTATCAGAATGTTATCGACAACATATATGATGTGGATGTATATTCATGTTCCGAGCTCCGAGAAATCATCATAAAAAAGAAAGACTACACCAATGCCAAGTTTTCCTCTGCAATGACATCTTATCTGTCAGAACTCGCAGAGGAGAAAAGAAACAAATCTGAAAAGTTGTATCGTTTGGCATGCCAATCATTCATCAAGTCACAAGGTGATTTGCTACTTTCAATGATTACGCCTCGAAACATCAAGCATTTTGAAATGGACCTTGAAGACAAACGGCTCTCTCCTACCACCATTAAAATCTACCTTACATTACTCAAAGTAATTATCAACTATGCCAAGAAACATAATATGGTCAGATACGAAGTAGAGCCGTTTGAGTTCTGCAGAATGCCGTCAGCCAATATACGTGAATTAGACCTTAGCATTGATGAAATAAAGGCAATCCGAGATATGGAAATTCCTAAATACAATATCGGAGTAGTACGTGATATTTTCATGTTAAGCTATTACTTGGGTGGTATCAATCTTGTAGATATGCTTGATATTGATTTCCGAAAAGAATGGATAGAATATTACCGGCGAAAAACAAAGAACAAAAAAAGTGGTGAAAGTAAAACCGCATTCTCCGTCCAGCCGGAAGCAAGGGAAATCATAAACAAATATATGCAGAAGAATGGTAAACTTGTTTTTGGTAAGTATAAAACATTCGGGCAATGTTATTCTGTTGTATCCCGTAAAATGGAAGAACTCGCCAAAATAGCAGGGATAAGAAAGCATGTGGTTTATTATTCTGCACGTAAATCATTCGTTCAGCATGGATTCGAATTAGGTATATCCTTAGAAATTCTTGAATATTGTATCGGCCAATCAATGAAAACGAACCGCCCTATATTCAACTATTTTCGAGTAATGCGAAAACACGCTGATGATGCAATGAGGAAAATCTTCGACAGCTTAAAGTGATTGTTCCTGGACAAAAGCTATTGCTTCTGCAGCAGCTTCTTCCCTCTCCTTTTCTATATCAGAGTTTAAGCGGTCTATTAACTCCATATTTCCCGTTATGGCGGTTTTCACGTAATCGGAATACGTGAGACTGTTAGCTGATAATGACCGTAGCCAATGAAAGCCTTTGTAAGCTTTGGAGAGGATGATTGAGATTTACCCATAATGCAACGGATTAAGAAGCGGAAAAAAGAACGGTTCCGCTTTCCCGTTGCGTTACATATTCTCAAATAGGAGGATACAGTGAAACCATTAAGCTATTACACAGGGGGCAGAACCGTATATGAATAAGCTACTGGCAAAATCAATCACCAGTAGCCTTACGGTCGGAATATTACTATTCCTCCTATTCAATAAAATATGTAACGCACTGTAAATATGGAAAAAATATACGAGATAGCGAAAATAATTCATGCAATGTTTGTATAATAATCAAAAGATTATTATCTTTGTAATGTCAAATAACAAAAGTAATCAACATGAGTAACGAACAAATTAAAAAGGATTTGCTTATACAAAGAGCATTCCTCAAAAAAGAACTGGACCAACTAAGATTTATCGCTGAAGTTACCGGAACAAACCAAGAAAAAGAGATTGACAAAAGGTTAGACCGGTTACTGACAATCGACAAAGTCTTAAAAGAGTTAGAAAAAAAGAAGTAAAACAAAGCCCCTCTCTCCGGAGAGGGCACTAAAAATAAATATATGGCACTGAAAGATGAATTACTGGCATTAAAGCCACTACTTGGTACAGACTCTCCAGAGTTCTATACCAGAATGACAGAAATAGCAGCCAAGTACACTTCGGAAGAAGATAAGAAAGCTATTGCCAACTTTGTATCAGAGCGTTTACAGAACATTGATAAGAAACTGGATGTTGTAGAAGAGAACGCAATCAAACTACAGCTGCAAGAAGTGGCTGAAATAGTCTCTCTAAGCTATCTTGCGAAGAAATACTTTAATAAAAGTAGGTCATGGCTGTATCAGAGATTAAATGGTAATCTGGTAAACGGAAAACCGGCACGCTTCACACAAGAAGAATTACAGACATTTAACGATGCCCTACAGGACATTTCTAAAAAAATAGGCTCACTTAGTATCTCATATTGATACTCTGTTATTTGACGCCATCCCCGTAGTTGAGCCGCTACGGGGATTTTTCATATCAATTACCTATCATCAGCCCCAATTATCCATAATAGTCATATCCCAATGCGACACGTCAAATTCATTATTGACCGACACCCCATATACAGAAAGACTCTTGCCGGCACTGTCAAACTCAGTCAAAGCCGTTTCCTCTCCTTTCTGGATACGAAGATTCATAAAGTCTGTCATTTGTTCCCAATCGGTAGGACCGATGAATAATGATTCTATGAAACGCCCTTTCACGGGTGCACCAATGGCGGTATCCTTAATGCGTTCCAAATATGATAAAACCTTTTTGTAAGTCATGGGGCAAAGATAGCAAAATATAGTGAAAAGGGGCGGCTATTCAGCCACCCCTTCTTTATGCTAGTATTCAAAAACTATAGCTGAGAGATACTGAACATTCGTGAAGAAATTTATATGTACCTCGTGAAGGACTAATCTTGTGTCCGTCGAAACATACATTTCTTCGACCTGAATAAGGGTCCTGATTGGAAATCGTATAGCCCAAGGAAAAAGACAACTGGTCAATTCCTAAAGAAAGAGCACTTTTAACACGCCAAAAGACAACATCCCCTCCCTTATTACGAACTGACCTAAACTCTCCCTTTATCTTTCCGCCTTCTTCAGTATAATGTGCATATGAAAAAGCCTCGTTGGGTAATGTCAGAATCAATGCCGGCTCACACTGAAGAAAAAGCTGATAATCCCTTTCAAGCCCCAAGCTCACTGAAGGAGTCCTAAAATTGGGACCTATCAACCAATTCCCCCTCAACAGTTTACCGTCATCATAGAGTGTATACTTCTGACCTTTGCCGTCACTCACCTCTGTATTAGGCTTATAATCATTGTCCATCCAGTTTTGAAAAGCAAGACCAGTCATAACGCCAATATATTTTCCAATGTAACGGATATATGATACCTCAAGCCCTAAAGCTGGTTCAGAACCATATGCAAATAGAGAACCGGATAGAGACAAAACATTTTTATTAGTTTTAAAATCCCCTTCTCGCTCACCGGCAAAAAGGTGAATGACCGACAGACATAAACAAAAAATAAAAGCAATTTTTTTCATTTCAATCTAAATATAATTGGCTGACACCAAAATTTAAAAAACATATTCAACTGCTATAAAGATAACTGCTTTTCTGAAATTCCCTACGTGATTTGAGGGAGTTTTTATAAAAGGAAAGGCCCAAATGAAACAAAATCCCAACGGAAGTCAGGGCACGTCATAAATAGGTCTGAATTGTTACTGAAATATGAATAAAAGGAAAGGCAGCTTATTGGGTTGCTTTACCTATCAAAACCTTACGATGTAAGAACGATGACCACCTATTACCTAATCCCACCAAGAAAACAACTTGTAAGTTCTGATTTTATTATATAGATACCATGCCTTATATCTTCTTAATTCCTCTTTATGAATAATTTCAATATCATAATCATCTGTTGGGAATTTGAATAGACAGAACCTTGATGCATTTTTAGTGTTAATGTACAAATTCCTACAAGCTATTACATGTGGACTTTCTACCATTTCATACATACCGTCATCTCTACGCATAGTCTTCATTTCTGAAAACTCTAACTGTAAATCATCCTTTTCGAGTACAATATCCAATAGATTGATACAAAGTCGCAAATCTCTTGTCACTATAGGCATCTTATCTAAACGTATACACTTTTTAAAGTATTCATGCATTTCCATTATTTTCTTGCGTTCTATTTCCAACAAAAATACATAATCCCAATCAAAGTCCTTTTCCAAGAGCCTGCACCATGAATTGACCTTTGCACGTCTATAGTTGGATTCGGTTCTATTTCTTCTCTGTTTCATATTATAGCACTGCTTATTACTTTCGTTTTCAGATAATTACAAATAATCTTGTATCAACTTTTTAAATCAAAGTTACTTCACAAAAATACAAAGCCAAGGTAGAATTATCAAATAAAAAGTAAATAAAAAAGCCCCGACGAAAGTCGGGGCATATATGCGATTAAAGCTTCGTGAATTTATTAATCGTCAATTATATCAGAAACCTCTCCGTCTTCACTTTCTGAAGAAATATCTTCTTTACAGTCAGACACGAAATTGTTTTCTGGATTAGTCAATAAATCTATCTCTTTATCAAATAATTTAAAGATTCGTTTAGTCACCATGAGTATATTCATAATCAAATGAATAATTCCACCATAGAATAATACGCCGAAAATTAACAAATAAATAAAATGAACTGTAATCTCTATAGAAAAGACAGTACCACATATGGGGGATATAAAGTTGTACTGATAAAGCACACATCTATCTCCTATACTTAAACTCATCAATAATGATAGAACCAACAGGAATAAAGATATGGGGATAAGGTAACATATATTATAAAAGGTTTCCTTTATTAATGGTATTCTTTCCTTATTATGACGAGTTTTAATTTTATTCATTACGAATGAAATTAATGTTGCCAACAAACTAATAAATATAGGAATAAATATAGATAAGAAAAGAGTAAGAATACCTAAAATACTTTTAGTATCACTATAGAATAGTATACTACAGAGAAAACCTAATAATAAAGGGAATCTTATGAAAATCCATTTATTATTAGAATCCACCTTCAGTATTTTATTTTGCTTTTGAAGGATATCTCTTATGCTTATAAAAGTAAACCTCATTTATTCAAACACCTTAAATTCTGTATTATTAGTAACAAACAATTTGGTAGCTTCCTTGATTGAAGAATAATCTGAAAAACCTTTTTCATTATCCTTTACCTCGATTTCATAATAAGGATGAATGATATTCTTATTATCATTACCTAAATACAAGGTTCTAGTTTTTCCACCTGCAATACTCGCAGTAACCTTCTTCGTCGAGTCTTCAAATATAGCATTTAAATCTGGAGAATCAAAAAGAAATTTTCCTGAATTAATCATTTCCTTAACTTTTTTTTCTTTTATTTCCCCCATGCCATTCTTAAACTTCATCGTCAATTCTATCGTAAAATCTTCAGAATTTAATCCTCCAAAATATCGTTCAGCAGCGTCTGTATGTATAGAATTGGCAGATAAGGATAAAGAGTTATACCTACCCTCTTTCAACTTTTTTAAATACGATGTCAATACGACAGCATTCCTATCAATTATATATAAATCTTCAACCTGAAAATGATAATTAAAAAATGAAATTAAAATACTTCGAAGTAAAGGATAGATACCATTATTATCTACACGTTCCAATATTAACAAAGCCTTATTGCCCTTTCGCGGAATCTGAATATAATAAAAAAAAGGCTTAAGTATTGCTTTGCTTTTACCTAAAAGAATCTTTTTCGTTTCATTTTTGGGGTCATCTTTGTCTACTGCCTCATACTCTTTCCCATAGTATCCAGTCTCAATAATGCCACATAGATATCTCTTTTTATCATTATGACTATGGTCTTTAGGAGGAATTCTTACTGTCATCTTCTCCGCAGGAAGATCTCCTGTAATATTCTTATCTATATATTTAATGAAACTAACATTATCATGAACCATTAAATCATAAATATCAGGAGAATCAGAAAATAACAAAGGGTCCTTTTCTCTTTTTCTTCTTACAGTAATAGTGTAAGCTTCTATTGTTGTTTTCATACTTATTAGAAATGGCGAATCCCTTATCACTGCGTGCCAAAAGGTTTATCTACAACCTTAATCCGATTTTACGGATTACACAATGAAAAGGGATTCATTTTTAAGATATATTTATTTGGCGGCACTAAAATACGTATTTTAGTGCAGGAAACAAAGATTCACCAAAAAAATATCTTAACAGAATATTCTGTTTTTGTTTTTCCCACATTCCAATTACCACATGAATAAGTTGCAACTTATCCCTACACCCACATACATTCCACTCGGATACCCATATCCAGCTTGCAACCCTAATCCCCAACGCTTCTTCTTCAACTTAATGGGAACCGGATGATAGACGTCATTTGTTACTGTCTGATAAACCGTCCTCGGATACACAGTCATACTATCCAGCCGTGGGTCTACATATCCACTCACCACCGCACGATACAAGCTATCTTCATACACAACTCGTTTGCGGTAGAGCAGGGTATCGCCTATACGTACTGTGTCATTCGGCAATATCTGCCAAAAGACCGCTATCGGTGCGGAGATAAGAACCGTATCAGTCTTGACAACCGTCTGTATCTTTGTTTCGGTACGCATTTCTGCCGGCAAAGACTCGTGCGGACGGAACCAAGCCACTATACAAGCGATTGCCAGCAATACAACTAATAGCCAGGGTAGTTTTTTCATAGCTTCAGTACCTGATTCCGGTTTCTACCGTCCGCCCGGTAGCTCACATGCACCCAGGCGAAATTACTCTCATCAATTAACTGGTCGAAAGGAAGGTTCTTGCGGATATGTTCGAACAGTAGCTTATTCTGTTGCCTGTCTCCGGTATCAATGTCCGCGGCCTGTCCACTCATGTGCTGGCTGGTTGTCGCACCGCCCACCGCTTTATTCAATGCCGGACAACGGTAACCGCTATTCACAACGATAGGTTTGCCATACCATTCGCGTAGCGGGTCAAGAACGTTATCTACCAATGCAGTCAGATTGGCTTCTATATCACTGCCACATCTGTTGTCAATTCCTTTGCGGTCGGCAGTTGTCGAACGGCAAAGTTCTTTTATCGTAAAATACTTCATACATCATTTGATTTAATATAAACATACACTACATTTGCAGAAACCTTTATTTAAACTTTAAGTTTATGCTAAAAAGGGAAGGAAGCTGTTGCGAAACACCTTCCTTCCCGTGAATCAATAATCGCTCGGTGGCTTCCGCCCGCTACATCCCCGGACATCACACCGCTTTGCTTCCAGCTTTATCTTCTCTATCTCCAGTGTAGCGTTCTTTTCGGTCAGCTCGCGGATACGCTGGCGGTCTTCATTCTTCTCGGCATAAAGCTGGTCTATTTTGGAATCAAGTTCCACTACCCTGTGTTCCTTTTTCTCGTACAGTTCCTTCCATTCAGCAGCATACGAGGTGATATTGTCAGCTTCCGCCTTTCTCGCTTCCGCAGCCGCCTTGCGCTTCTTTGAATCATAGAACATGAACACACCGAAAAGAGGAAGCAGGATAGTAGTGACTATCCCGCCGGTGATATTGAACAGTTCATTCAGTTCCTCCATCATACCTTCATCCCCGTTACATGTTCATCACTCCACCCCTTGGCATTCCAACCGAGAAGAATGCCGGCAATAAACGCACCGGTACTCACAATGCTTGCCCAAAACGGTACATACTGGTAATAAGCCAGCAGACCTACAATCACGGCCACCACAACAGCCAAAACAATCAGTTTCTTTTTCATCTACGAACTTTTTTAATTAAACAAAAAAAGCCCACGAACGCATCCTGTTAAAGACACGTTCATGGGCGTTAACCAATAAAACATGACAAATGTACTCATTTACAATCACTTTTCAGCGAAAGTAAACAAGAAATTTATGAGTAGGGAATATCTTACCAGGAAAGGGTTGCCAAACTATGGCAGTAGATTTATCGCAATGTATATTACTGCAAAACTACAGAATCTTATTGTGAAATTGCTACATGGTTTTCTCCGACCATAATCCCTTTCACTATAATTATATTTGTCAAACTGACTATAAATATTTCTTAATTAGAGCCATATCTGTATTCTTTTGGAAATCACCTATAATAGTATTATCATGAGACGGTTTCTCCTTGCCTATCTCTTCCTCCGACCAATATGACTGAATAGATACTGTCCATTGGGGTTCTGGCTTTTTCCCCTTTACCATAAACAACTCATTGGCTATAACAAGATAATCACAATCGCTATTAGGAATTTTCCTATAATACATATTCTTATCTGCACGTAATTATAATCCGCAAATCCAAATTTCCGCAGAATCCGAAACGAAGCGTTCGATTTTCAGGGAAAAGGACAAAACGAAGCGTTCAAAAAAGGAAAGCGCGCAACACTCAAAAAGCCGAAACAAAAGTTTTGTAATGACCTCTGTTTCGGCTTTATAATTTCATAAAAAATGGCTTTATAACGGCATTAAAATAAGGCTCAAAAGTTTGGCCTTCTACTTGAAAAATTGTATCTTTGTTCAGTGCTAAGCAGCTGTTTTATGAACTAATTTTTCCTGTTTCTTATACAGCATCATGTCTGTATATTCGGCAGAATAATTCATGTGGGCATTGAATTCCTTTTTTGTACAACCCTCAAAAGGATTGCCAATGGTTTTGTTTGCTCCAATCCATTCACACAGTTCAAGTATGGAGGATTTATTGGATGTGAAATAAACGAAGGAATGCTTTTCGAGTATCTTTAAAACATCCAAATAATCAGACAAGCGCCAATACATATTGTACGTACCAACATCAGTGGAAAGATAAGGCGGATCAATTAAAAAGACGACTCCGGGAACATCCTTATATTGGTTGAATACTGCTTTGTAGTCGCATGATACAATTTCAAGCCCTTTTAAGTAGTCAGAAGACTCCGGATAACCGGTCTTGCGAATGTTGTTATAAAGGACTTCCTTGCGCATTTCGGCTACAGACAATTTATACTTCATGGAGAACATAAGTGAGGATGATAAGGTTATAAAATCCACGTACCCAACATTTAGTTCTTCTTCCTCGATACGTTTAAAAATGCGTTCTCTAAGTTCCCCTTTAATTGGTTTATGTTTGGGTATCGAATTACCCACCAGCTCCCTAATATCGGCAAGCAGTTTATTTGTCTGTGGGATATTTTTCAGTCTGAACCGGTAGTTGTCGAAGTCATTGTAGACAACAGTAGCATCGGGCTTGCTTCTTTTGGCTATATGCGAAAGAAGTCCGGAACCGCCAAACAAGTCCACAAACACGGTATCTTCAGGGAACTGTTCCAAAACTTTAATAAACTCTTTAGCAAACATTCTTTTTTGGCCTACAAATGGCAGTGGTGCAGATAAATTCATATTCTTCATACGTTCAAGTCAAATTTAATGTTTTCAACTCCGGATAACAGTTCCAGAGTCCGGTCAATGTTATTTTCATATATATGCACATTTCCAAGGTCAAGGGTTATGGACTTCAGGGGAAGCTCCACCTGCCTTGCCATCAGATAAAGATGATAAATATCAGCCGGAAGCCCAAGGTTCGCATCAGAACTACGCTGATATGCAGATAGCACCAATTCTCCCTCATCAATTTGGAACTGCACAAGACTCAGGCAGGGTGCCTGGTTGCTTTCCACCCCGGTTTCTCCAAGAAACAGGACATAATTCTTGCTGTTGCGCTTTTCCCGGTTAATCCTGGTTATGAGGGGTGGAAGCTTTTCAAAGTAAGTTGGATAGCTGTTTACAAGGGTATGGCCGCAATAATCCCACCAGGTAATCCCTGCCTCTTTGTATTTTTCCACATCCCGGACTCCTTGCATAAACAGTTTCAATTCCTCTTTCAGCTTTTTCCTGGCTATCCCGTGGCTTTCAAATATGTCAAGTAAATCAGCGGGGGTTAGCATGAGCCTTTCGTTTAATAGATACTTGATACGCCCTTTCCTATTGGTCTGGATTTTGCCCGTTTGGAGTATCTTGTCTAATGTCTGGTAATACTTATTCATGAGCTTTATTTTTGGTTGTACAAAGGTAGCTCTACCGGACAACACAAGGCATCCCCGGCACATCAATCACACTGCACCGAGCGTGCAGTGCTTTCCAAACCGTTTGATAACATCATACACCTTACGTTCGCTTACCGAATATTTATTTGCCAAAAACGCCACTGCATAAGTGGTCTTTTCACCTTGTTTTTTCATGACCTCATACTCCGTATATAAGTCTATGAATCGAAGGTCATCCTGCTTGCCGCCCAAACTTATAAGCATTTCAAGCGGTTCTCTGTTAAATTTAAGTGCTTCAAACAATGTCATATCCAATCATTTTTGTACTTTTGCAATGCCAATCATTTATTTAATGCGTAAAAACGCCACGAGAGTGCGGCAGAGGGCATTGCCCCCGGTCGCGCACTCTCGTGGCGTTTTGTGTTAATAAATGATTGGCGTCTATATTAACAGGCCGGGGGCTTTTTTTATCCCTCCCCCGAAGGGATTGTCAATCACTCAATCCGATATAATTCCAAATTGAACTTGTCCTTTTTTTCCCAGCCTTCAGCCAGAACTGTCTGAATGAATCCTACTGCTTTTGTATAGAAATCTTTCAGTTCTTCTAACTGAGTAAAAGTATGGTATTCCGGTTGTTCATCCGAACCAAACTTAAACGTCACTGGCAGGGTTTCTCCGCCCGTCTGAACGGCCAAATCGTATGCTGCCTTATAGTTGTACTGGTTCTCCACAGAAAGCCATACATGGGCACCATTATAGGCGAATCCGGATAGGATAGCCGCATCAGTCTGGCTGTTATACCAGGACATAACCAATGTGTGGATTTCCTCATCAGTAGGCTTATGCCCGAACTCCTCTTCCATGTAGGAGGCAGAGCCGTTCTCTTTTTCCTGCACATCCCATCGGATGCGCCATTTGTCTTTAACCGGGTTCGTGCATTCCATCAGCGAAACCCCGGAACTTCCTTCAACTCTTCTCATGTAAACACGTATTTGGTTCTACCTTTGCCGAATGTCTCTGTCTTGATGGTCGTTTCAAACGGGAAACCATCCGGCAT